TTTCGAACCCGCCCTCTGGCCAATACAAGCACCACTTCAGTTGAATGACTCCCCTCCTCGTGAGAACTGGATATTCACTGTATCAAAAATACGATGAAGATAAAAACTGAATTCAAATTATTACTACAAAAGACACGAAGGACTTTTGTTTTTATAACTCAAACCAGTCAACTTAAGGACAAGGATTTAATGCTTTTAGCTTTGAACAAATTTATCGATTCATTCGAAGCCTCGGTTTCCCACCACGGTATCGTCCATACACTTTCGTACTTTAAGGAAGTACGTCTGTGTACAACTCGCTACCTAAGTGGTACGCCCATTAAAACCAGTGAACTTAAACACTTTATTGGACTAGCCAAGAACGGTCTTCCTAAGATACTAGGTGATCTATATCCGTATGTTCTTCAGGCTTCGAACCCTGAAAAACTTAGATTAGTTCTCACAGTACTATCTATCGGAAGACAGTTCGAGTTAACTGTCCCAAAAGTTGTGGACATCTCTTCAATAACAAGACCTCCCGGGTTTGACCCAGAAAACATCGAAGATTTACTTGATGATTTCGAAGATTTTGTTAAGAGAAAGATGAAGACACTTAAGGTTCAATTACCTCTCAAGTATAACTTCAAAGAATTCCACCTAACTTTAAGCAGTGGTCCTCACGGACCCGCTATGGTTTCAGCATTGTGGGAGGCGAATTCTATGCCTCAGAAACTGGTTAGTACTCTTTCGAGACTACCCGGTGACCTTGGTCAGAGACTTCACTACCTTCGCGACAATAAGCGTTTCCATCCTGAATGGGAAAAGAATCTATCTTTTCGTAACTACGGTGATAAACCGTTTCGTTACGGTAGATTGAGTTATCTACCAGATTCAGAAGGGAAGATACGTGTTATTGGCGTTCTAAATTACTGAACCCAAACCGCTCTGAGACCTATACACGATGAGATGATGAGTCTCCTTCGAGTATTTGACTGAGATTGTACTCACAATCAAAGTCGGGTAACAGAGGTGCTAAAGGTTAAGCATACAAATAACTACCACTCCGTGGATCTAAAGGACGCTACTGACCGCTTTCCTATTTTACTACAGGAAAGAGTCATTAGGGTCCTCTTTGGTAAGGAACTATGCAAGTTGTGATTAGAATTGATCACTCCTGACATGTTCGACCCCAAATCTGGTACCAACATAAAATACAGTGTTGGTCAGCCTATGGGGGCCTATAGTTCGTGGCCGACATTCGCTGTGACACATGGCTTATTGCTAAGTTATGTGGCAGAGTTAATGGACGAACCAGAAAACTTTAAGATCCTCGGGGATGACGTCGTTATTTATAATGATACAATTGCTACCAAGTATAAGAAGATACTAAAGGTCCTTGATGTCCCAATTTCAGAAAGCAAGACCATGGATTCAACATCCACGTTCGAGTTTGCTAAAAGATGGTTCTACCAAGGTTCTGAAATATCTCCTTTCCCATTAGGAGCAGCCCATGAGTCTGTACATAGCTATTCAATGCTATCAGAGACTTTTAGGGTTGCTTCCGAAAAGGGTTGGTTCAAATGTAGTGGTACAGGACCCGCTGTTGCAAGAGCATTCTGAAAAGCTCACAAGTTCCCTGATCGATTTCTCGACAAGGCTTGTGTGCAATTTAGAATGTTCACATTATTCCCTAGGAAGGTTAATCTTGACGTCGAAGAAACCCATAAACAGTGAGTACTGTTTATGAGAGCCTGCGGCGGATATGTGTCATGTGTTAGTTGAAGATCACATTCTCAACAAACACTTATGCCATATATCAGAGAAGCCTTCTTAAAGAGTATTGGAGAGGGATTAGTTAGCATCGCTCACAAAAGCGATGAAATCTGATCACTAAACTATCACTCTGGACTAGATTCAACAGCAAATCTCACTGTCGCCTTGCAGGATTTATTGATCTGGGCCAATCCAATCCTTTCCATTATTTCTAAAGAAAAGGAAGCGATTGCTATCCAGGCCAAAGCAGTGGACGAGACTATTAAAGTCGTCGATCTCGATAACCTGACAAGGGTTATTGAGGATCTAAGAATATTTAAAGTTCTCGACACTGATTCATTCCGCAAGGAGAGAAGTTACAAACGTCTAGTTAAAGCTCAGGCTAAAATGGTCGAGAATTGTGCTCGAGTCATAGTAAAGAATTCCGAGTCCTTAAGTTAAAAGTTTGATCTCCTCCTAACTAAAAGGGGTTTCCCCCGGGCAGTTAGGTTGTATGCGTGCTCCTTCGGCA